CGCCGACATGTCGCTCGTCTACCACTGCGAGCGCTGCCGCCAGCTCGTGCCGGGCGGTCTCGCCCCACGGGGGCGCCAGCCCGCCCCGCGGGTGGATGGCGCCGGGCCCGAGTGCTGGCCCGCGCTGCTCGAGCAGCTGAAGCCCGAGCCGTGGCTGGTGGAGCTGATCCGCGAGCGCGACGCGATGGGCCGCCAGAAGTACGGGACGCCGCTGCGCGTGTGGGACGGTCGCGACGCGGTGGCCGACGCGCTGCAAGAGGCGCTCGACCTCGCGGTGTACCTCCAGCGCGCGATGATGCGCGTACGCGCGTGCGGCGTGGAGGCCGACGACACGACGCACGTGCGCCTGCGCCTGCTGCGCGCCCATGCGCTGAATCACGTGCGCGAGCTACTCGACCTCGCAGACAAAATGCCGGAGGTGAAGCCGTGAGGACGCCATTCAACCGCCCCGTCGCCGACATCCTCGCCGAGGACTGGGAGCGCCGGCGCTCCACGACGCTGATGCGCGCCGAAGTCGCCGGACAGCGCGGAGGCCGCCGCATCGGCGCCGGCGCCAAACCGAAGACGGTCTCGCCGGACATGCTCGCGCGGATGAAGCGCCTGCGCGAAGGCGGCTGCACGTGGGCCCAAATCGCGGAGGTCGCGTGCGTGCACTGGACGACCGCGAAGGCGCTTGTGGGCGGCCCCGCGGACAAGCGCGTGCGCCAGACGAAGTGGCAGCGCGAGGCGCGCGAGCGGCAGCGCGCGCAGGTGTACGCCCGCTCGCTCGCCCTGGTACGCGAGGGCTGGACGTGGACTGACGTGGCTCGCGAGGTGGGCACGACGCCACACGGCCTGTCGCACCTGTGGAGTCGGAGCGTCACGAAGCACGTGCCGCCCGAGGTGGAGGCGGCGAGGCTCGCGCACGTCGAGGCGTACTACCGGCGACGCAACGAGGCGCGGAAGGAAGCGCGACGCGCGCGGGAGGTGGCGTCGTGATGCTCGAGCTCCCCATGCCCCCGAGCGCCAACCGGTACTGGCGCACCTTCCGCGGGCGCGCCACGAAGTCGCCCGAGGCTCGCGCGTACATCGCCCGGGTCTGTCGCGCGTGCATGGCCACGCCCTCGACTGGTCCCGTCTCGGTGCGCCTCGACGTGCACCTCTGCCGCGGCGACCTCGACAACCGCATCAAGGTCGCGCTCGACGCCCTCACCGGCATCGCGTGGCTCGACGACAAGCAGGTGCACTCCATCGAGGCGCATCGCTACTCGACGGGCTCGAAGACCGAGCGGCTGTTCGTGCGCGTGCTGCCGTGGCGCCCGGTCCCGAAACTCGACTCGGTGGACCTCGCCGCGCGCGCCGCCATGGCGATGCATCAGCGGCACACCGACGAGTGCCTGACGCACCTCACCGACCCGGGCGCGCTGTGCGTGTGCCGTCCGCCGGCGGTGGCTGAGCCGCTGGTAGGCAAGCCGCGCCGCAAGGTCGAGTTCAACGAGGCGATCGCCGAGCTCCGGCAGCGCCGCGCGGTCGCGACGCCAAACGTGCGGAGGCCGCGATGAACGGCGACCTCTTCCCCGAAGTGCGCATCAACGACGTGGACGATCCGAATCGCCGCTACACGCCGCGGAAGTTCATGGCGTGGATCATGGAGCGCGCAGGCGTCTCGTCGTGGGACCTCGACGTCGCAGCCGACGAGGAGAGCCACCACGCGCCGCGGTGGTTCTCGCTGCTCCCGTACAAGGGCAGTGCCGGTGTCGACGGGCTCGCGCAGTCGTGGCTGCCGACGTGGACGTGGCATCACTACCGCGCCGCGTGCCTCGACGCGGGGGCGAACGTCGCCGCGCTTCCTGTGTGGCGCATCTTCGACAACCCGCCGTTCGACGACCTCGCGGCGTGGATGCAGAAGACCTGGGCGACGCTCGAGGAGGCCGCGCGTGACCCGCGCGGCTTCGAGCTCCGCATCGCCATGGTGCTGCCCGGCAACCGCCACGAGCAACCCTTCTGGCAGGAGCATGTCGAGCCCTTCCGTGACGGCCGCGCCGCGCGCTTCGGCTACCGGCTCGAGTGCCACTTCCCGCCCAGACGGCAGGCGTATGCGAAGCCCGGCAGCAACGGGGTGCCGGTGGGCAGCGCAGATTTCCCGAGCGCGGTGCTGGTCTGGAGGCGCTCGTGAACCCGCGCACGAAGCTGTCCCGCGCCCTCGCCGACACGGTGCTGACGCACCTACTCGCCGACGGGCGGTACCACCTGCCGGGCTTCGGCATCTTCACGCTCCGGCTGCGTCCCGCCAGGCGCATCCGCAACCCGGTGACGAAGGAGCTGATGTGGCTGAACTCGACCCCGGAAGTCCGCTTCCACGCGGCGAAGCGACTCAAGCGCGGCGTGTCCGCGCGTCTCGCCGCGCGAGCGAAGTCAACGATGTCATCCACGGAGGAAGCGTGAGCGCACGAGTCGACAGAGAGAGGCACGAGGCCAGCATCGAGGCGCGCACCGAAGCGGCGAAGGAGCGGCTGCGCCTCGCGCAACACGTGCTGACGTGCTTCGTCGAGGGGCTGGGGCTGAAGGCCACGGCCGAGCGCGTGGGTGTGTCCACGACGCGCGTGTGGGAGCTGCGCGTGTGGCTGGGCGTGCAGGCCGGACGGCCGCGCGAGCCGGGCACCGTCAACGGCCGCTTCAAGCGGCGCGCGGACATCGAGGAGGTGCGGCCGTGAAGCGCAAGTCTCAGAGCACATCGGGTGCACACAAGCGGAAGGCCCCACGGTCGGCGTGGAAGCCTGGGCAGTCGGGCAACCCCGGAGGGCGACCGAAGACGGACCCGGAGTTGGTCGAGGCCTTCCGCGAGCGCACGCCGCGCGCCCTGGCGACGCTCGACAAGGTGATGGCCAACTTCGCGGCCGACGTGCTGACCGAGAAGGGAGACCCTCTCGTGCCGCCCGCGGCCGCGGTGAAGGCGGCGGAGGTGGTGCTCAATCGCGGGTGGGGCACCGCGCCTGCGACGGTGAAGCTCGAGGCGAACGTCAACGCGACGGTGGACGCGACGTCGAAGGTGGCGGTGAAGGTGCTGGACCCGGAGCGACTCGCGCGCGTGGTGGGGGTGCTGCAGCGTGCCGGCGCGCTGCCGGGTGCGGCCGGGGCGCCCGAGCCCGAGGCGGACGAGACGAAGGAGGAGCCGTCGTGAGCATCGCTGACGACACGAGCGGGTTGCCCCTCGTCGACACGCAGCCGCTGCGATGCGGCGTCATCTGCGGCGGCTACTTCTTCGACCTCGACGAAGCGCGCGAAGCCGAGCGAGGTGTGCGCGAGGCGGACGCATCGAGCGAGCGGCGCAGGCTGCTCACCGCCGCGACGGCGGTCGTCTACTGGAGCCAGTACCGCCGATGACCGAGCGCCCCGCCATCCCCGACGCGGTGTCGGTGCCGCCGTCGCTCCAGCAGTACGCGACGGTGCTGGCCGACCGTGCGCTTGAGGAGGGGCGACCCATCGGCGCGGTGGCGCGCGACGAGGCGCGGCTCAACCCCGACGACGCAGCGCTGCGAGAGCTGGCCGAACTGCTGACGCCGCGGTGGAACAAGTACATCCCGTGGGAGCCGAGCGAGACGCAGACGGCCTTCCTGCTGCTCGACTGCAAGGAGGCGCTCTACGGCGGCGCCGCGGGTGGCGGCAAGTCGGTGGCGCTGCTGATGGCCGCGCTCCAGTACGTCGACGTGCCGGGCTACCACGCGCTGCTGCTGCGCCGCACCTTCGCCGCGCTGGCGAAGCCGGGAGCCCTCATCGACCTCGCGCACGAGTGGCTGCGCGGCACCGATGCGACGTGGAACGAGCAGCGCAAGCAGTGGACCTTCCCCAGCGGCGCGACGCTCAGCTTCGGCTACCTCGACACCGAGGGCGACAAGTACCAGTACCAGGGCGCGGCGTTCCACTTCGTCGGCTTCGACGAGCTCACGCAATTCACACGCACCCAGTACACGTACCTCTTCAGCCGCTGCCGTCGACGCGCCGGCGGCGTCGCTGGCGACGTGCCGCTCCGCGTGCGCAGCGCGAGCAACCCGGGCGGCGAGGGCCACGCGTGGGTGTACGAGCGCTTCTTCGTCGAGGGACGCAGCAAGGGACGCGTCTTCATCCCGGCAAAGCTGGCCGACAACCCACACCTCGACGCCGAGTCCTACCGCGAGATGCTGGCGGAGCTGTCGCCCGTCGAGCGTCGGCAACTCGAGGACGGCGACTGGCGCGTGGTGCAGGCGGGCGAGTGGTTCCGCGCCGAGTCGTGGCAGTACATCGAGCCGCACCAGCTGCCGCTCGTGCGCCGGCGCGTGCGGTACTGGGACACCGCGTCGACGAAGCCGAGCGCGCGCAACAAGGACCCGGACTGGTACGTAGGGGTGTTGATGGGTGAGTGCGGCGGCGTCTTCTTCGTCGAGGACGTCGAGCGCTTCCGGCTCGGGCCCGCGGAGGCCGAAGAGCGCCTCGCAGCAGTGGCGAAGCGCGACGGGCCGGACGTCGAGGTGTGGATGGCGCAGGAGCCGGGCAGCCAGTCGGAGCACCTCGTGCACACCTACGCGCGCGGCATCTTCAAGGGCCTCACCTTCCACGGCGACCGACAGACGGGCGACAAGGTGCACCGAGCGAAGCCGCTCAGCGCCGCGGTGCACAACAAGCTGGTGAAGCTCGTGCGCGCGTCGTGGAACCGCGACTTCACCGACGAGTGCGAGGCCTTCTTCAACCCGGCCGTGCACGACGACCAGGTGGACGCGGCGAGCGGCGCGCACCAGAAGCTGACGCACGGTGGCGTCAGCACCGGCGTGAGGGTGGCGCCGGCTCCGGCACGCTCGCGCGGCATGGAGGGGATGTGACGCTCCGGTGTAGCCCCGTGAATGGCCCCCATCGCAGCGTGTCGCTGTGGGCCTTCTCGACGGCGTGCGGAGCCTCCTCGGTGCGCGACCTGCGTCGCTCGCGCCGGTGTCTGCGCCGTCGAGCCCGGCAACCCAGCCCATTGGCGTGCCCGGCGGCGGAAACGTGGGCGGGCGGCTCACCTTCGAGCCGGCTGCGGACCTCCGCGACGCCTCGGGCTACGGCCGCGCGGGCACCTACGACGTAGGGCAGTGGCAGCAGATTCTGCTAAGCAACCCCTTCGTCACGATGGCGCTCGACCACGTCCTGCGCCCCATCGCTGACGCGCGCATCGACGTCGAGCCCGCGGCGAAGGAGTCCATCGGCACCGGGCCGGGGAAGCTCTCGCCCGCCGACGCGGAGACGCATGCCACCTTCGTTCGGTGGGCACTGACGGAGCGCTTCCCGCTGCGCGTGCTGTCGAAGCAGGCGGCGCAGGGCTTCCTCCTCTCGGGCTTCGCGCTCTTCGAGCCCGTCGCCGAGGAGTGCGTGTGCCCCGCGGTGCCCGGGCGGACCGTCTTCGCGCTCCGCGACATGCCGCAGCGGCTGCCCAACTCGCTCGACGCGTCGCCGTGGCTCGTCGACGACACGGGGCGCCTGATGGGCATCCGGCAGATGGGGCCCGTCGGCATGAGCGGCAGGTGGGAGCGCCCGACGCTCCCGGCGGACCGGGTGCTGCTCCTCTCGTGGAAGCGCGAGGCCGGCAACTTCGCGGGCGTCTCGCAGCTCCGCAGCTGCTGGTACCTCGCTGGCCGCGTGATGCCGCGCCTGATGAAGATGGTGGGCGTCACGCTGCAGCGCGAGGGGCCCGGCCTGCCCGTCGCGTACACGGAGAACCCACAGGCGAACCTCACGCCGCAGCAGCAGGAAGACATCGTGCAGGTCTTCGCCGACATGGCCGCGCACGAGGCGTCGGGCCTGGTGATGCCCGCGGGCTGGCGCACGGAGTGGACCGTCAGCCCCGCCGCCAACAAAGGCCACATCGTCGACGTCATCCTGAAGATGGGGACGTGGATTCTCATGCAGTTCGGCGCCCAGCAGCTGATGCTCGGCGTCAACGAGACGGGCAGTCGCAGCGTCGGCGAGACGCATGACGCGCGCAGCATGGCGATGGTGCGCGAGGTGCTGGGCTTCCTCGCCGACGCCTACAACGGCGTGCGCGGCGAGGCGGACGGGCTGGTGCGCCGTCTCATCGAGTGGAACTTCGGTCCGCAGCCCGCGTACCCGAAAGTGAAGCTGACGCCGCAGCGCCCGGAGCTCGCGCCGCTCGACCTCGCGAGCGCGGCGAGCGCAGCGAAGGGCGCCGGCATCTTCACGCCGACGCTCGAGGACGAAAACAGCTTCCGGGAGCGCGCCGGCTTCGCGCCCATCACCGAGGAGCAGCGCGAGGAGGCGCAGGAGCGTGCGGCCTCGCTGCAGCCCGCGGTGCCTCCCGGCGTGCAGTCGCCGGCGCAGGGTGATGACGAGGACGACGAGAACGAGCCTCCCTCCGGCGAGACGGAGATGCCCGAGGACGAGGGCGAAGAGCAGGACCGGCCAGCGGACGGTGCCGGTGAAAAGGGCGCGAACAATCTCCGCGCGTCGAACCGCCGCCGTCGTCTCACCGCCTCCGCGCCCCGCGGCGGCTGGGTGCCGTGGCGCCCGCTCCGCGCGTCGGAGCAGGCCGTCCCGTGGGAGAAGCGCGACGCGTACTTCACCGCGCAGCGCGACGCCTGGGAGAAGGCGCTGCGCAACGTGGTGGTGCGCATGCTGGCGCGCGCGGCCCCGGCCGTTGCTGCGGCGATGGCCGACGGCGTGGTGAAGCCCGCCGAGGTGGCCGCCATCCCGCTGGACACCGCGCGCCTGCGGGCGACGCTGAAGCAGCTGCTCGACGGCGTGCGCTCGGCCGGTGGCGCGTCCATCGCGGAGGAACTCCCGTCGCCGAAGCTGCGCGCGGCGGCCGGCGACGAGAAGGAGCCGCCCACGCCCGACGCGGAAGAGGGTGACGACATCGAGGAGGAGACGACGCAGCTGCTCAACGCGCTGGCGCAGCAGGTCGAGCGCCGCGTGGTGACGCGCGTCCGCGCCGAGCTCGAGCGCGAGGCCGTCGACGCCCTGCGTTCCGGCGACGACGCGGAGACCGTCGTCGAGCGCGTCGTGTCCCGGCAACTCGAGACCGGCGCCTTCCGCTCCGACGCCGGCATGGTGGTGACGAAGGCCTTCAACGCGAGCCGCGACGAGGCCGCGCGGCTGATGGGTGGCGTGGCGGAAGTGGAGTACTCGGCGCTGCTCGACTCCTCGACGTGCAGCGCGTGCCAGTCGCTCGACGGCGCCACGGCGCCCTTCGGCAGCGAGGAGCACGACCGCTTGGTGCCGCCCAACCGTGACTGCGCGGGCGGGGACAACTGCAGGTGCCTGCTCGTCTTCGTGCCGGCGGGCGCCAGCGATGGAGGTGACGAATGATGCTGATCAGCGAGCGCGACTTCTCGTCGATCCTTCTCGCAGACTACGTGAAGCGCGAGGACGTGGTGTGCGGTGGCTTTGAGACGCGCTCTCCGCTGAAGGCCAGCAAGGAGCCGGTCTGGAACCTCGTGTTTCCTCGCGGGACGTGGCACGGCCGCGCCAACTTCGAGAGGTTTGGCGGCACCTTCACGGTGGACGACGCCTTCCTCGAGGAAGTCATCGCCAACTACCGCGCGGCCGGCTCTCCGCGACTCCCGGTGCGATGGACGCATGAGCACCTGAAGAACACCGATCCGGCGAAGGTGCCGCTGCTCGACCGCAAGGCGGCCAACATCATCGACCTCCGCGCCACGGAAGCAGGCCTTGAGGGGCTCACCCAGTGGAACGCGGCGGGTCGGAAGGACATCGAGGACGGCGTCTTCGATGCGTGGAGCGCCGAGTGGGCGCCGCGTCACGAGAACCGACTCACCGGCAAGGTGGGCGGCTGGTTCCTCTCTGGCGTCGCGCTCACCGGAGAGCCCTTCTTCAACCTCATGCCGCAACTCGCGGCTCAAGAGATGCCGCCCGTCGCGGCCTCGGCACGGGCCGAGACGACGGAACCCAACCACAAGGAGCAGCACATGACGAAGGAGCAGCTGGAAGCGCTGCGGACCAAGCTGGGTCTCGCGGCGGATGCGACGGTGGAGCAGATCCTCACGGCGAGCGCGCAGCTCGTCGCCGAGCGCGACGCCCTCAAGGCGGAGGCCACGAAGCTGAAGGCCTCGGCGCCGACGGCGGAGGTCATCACCGCGGCCGTGGCGCCGGTGAAGGCGCAGGTCGAGGCCCTCACGGCCGAGCTCGCGAAGCGCGACGCGGCGCTGCTCGAGCGCGACGTGGACGCCATCATCGCCACCGCGAAGCGCGGCGACGGCAAGACGGGCCGGGCCATCAACGACGTCCTCGTGGCGACCGCGAAGAAGCTCGCGGCCACCGACGGGCTCAAGGCGGCGCAGGCCTTCATCGAGGCGCTGCCCCTCTCGGTCCCGCTCGCGCCCCTGGGCACGCTGCCGGGCGACGGTACCCCGCTCACCGCGGAGGTGGCCGGGAAGAAGATCCAGGCGCGCGCGGAGGAGCTGCGCGCGAAGGGCGACCCGACGCCGATGATCACGGCGATGCGCGAGATGCCGGAACTCACCCTCATCGCGGAGGGCCGCTCGGCTCCTCGCGCCACCTCGAACTGAGAAAGGCACCACACCATGGCCAAGAGCCCCCAGCAGAACTTCCTGAGCAGCAACGTCATCGAGATGGAGGCGGAGTCGGCGATCGAGCCGTACCGCCTCGTCACCTTCGGCGCCGCAGCGAATCAGGCCGTCGCGACCAGCGCCATCACGGACGTCATCATCGGCGCGTCGCTCAACAAGGCGGCGGCGGGTGAGCGCGTGCAGATCCAGACGGGTGGCATCGCGCTCGTCGAGTGCAGCGCGGGCGTCGCCTACAAGGCGCAGGTGATGCCGACCGCGTCGGGCGCGGGCAAGTGCAGCACCGCGGCCGGCGCGACGGCGAAGTCGTGCGGCGTCGCCGGCGGCACCAGCACCAGCAACGACGGGGAGATCCAGAAGGTCTGGCTCTGCCCGCTCAACGTCAACGGCATCGCCAACACCTGATCGAGGACCACGCACATGCCCTACAACCGCAGCGACTTCATCACCACCAAGCCCCTGGCCAACGTGGCCCTCGACCGCTTCTTCTCGGCGGACGATCTCGTCTTCAACAAGGCGAACACGATGGTCCCGTTCGATCGCGCCACCGGGAAGATCTACCAGACGGATGGCCTCGGCCGTCTGACGCTGATCTCCGACGAGCGCGGCACCAACAGCGAGCCCGACCTCGACGACGAGCAGATCTTCGGGCGGGAGATCAAGCCCGGCGAGTACAAGGCCGGCGGGGAGATCAACCCGCGCGACGTGCGCGACGCCGACGTGCCCGGTCTGCTCGACGAGGCCCGTGTCGTCCAGCGCAAGACGGGACAGCTGATGCTCGCCGCCGAGAAGCGCTTCGCCGACGCGGTGCTCACCTCGAGCAACTACATGAGCGGCCTCACCACGGCGCTCAGCGCGGGCGACCGCTGGACCGACGCGGCCGGCAACCCCGAGGAGGACAAGCTCGTCACCGTCGACGAGGCGCTGCTCGACACGTGCGGCAAGGCGGCCAACGCGATGATCATCGCGTCCGACGTGCTGGCGAAGCTCAAGCTTTCGCCCGAGTTCCGCTCGCGCACGCAGTACACCCAGAGCACGGGCCTGACCGACGAGCAGATCAAGTCCTACTTCAAGGTGGACTACCTCTTCGTCGGCAAGGCCCGGTACAACTCGGCCCTCCCCGGCGCGGCGCGGTCCATCACGAAGATCTGGGCCGGCAACGACATCGTCTTCTTCTACTTCGATCCGTCGCTGCCCTCGGTGATGAACCCCGGCCAGAACGCCTTCCTCATGCCCTTCGTCGGCAGCATGTGGTGGGTCAAGGTGACGATCGACGAGAAGCGCAGCGGCTCGGCTGGCGACATGAAGCGCGTCGTCGTCGGCGCGGAGTACGCCTTCTCGCCGGGCTTCGTCGAGTCGTCGACCTCCAGCAAGTACGCCGCGGCGTACCTGCTCCGCGACGTCGTCGACTGATTCCACCCTCGAGCCGCCCGTGATGTCGGCGGGCGGCTCCTCTCCACGAGGAACACCATGCCCAAGTTCACCGTCATCAACGGCAGCATCAAGGCCAACAAGAAGCTGCACCACCCCGGCGACGAGCTGGATCTGTCCGTCGAGGAGGCCGCGCGCATCAACGCCAAGGGGCTCTTCGTCGAGCTCGCTGAGACGCATGCCGCGAAGCTGAAGGCCCAGGCGGACGCGAAGGCCGCCATCGAGAAGGCCGAGAAGGAGGCCGCCGCGAAGCTCGAGGCCGCGGCGAAGCAGCCGAAGGGGGGTGGCAAGTGAAGCGCCTCGCCATCCTCCTCTTCGCGGTACTGCTCGCGACGCTCGCCGTCGCGGCCGTGCCCGTCACCGTGCAGCGCGGGCGGTGGCTCTTCAGCGCGGGTCTCGGCATCGGCAGCGGCTCGCAGTCGGACGTCATCGATCGAACGCAGGTGGTGGACGTCGACTACGACTTCGCGGCGGCCACCATCGTCTGCAACGACACGCCGGCCGTCACCGCGACGGGCGTGAAGGTGGGCGATCCGTGCTTCGTCGGCGTCGGCCCACGCGACGGCGGGACGCAGATCGTCACCGCCAACAGCACCTTCTTCTGCTTCAGCGACGCGGTCGACACCGTGAAGCTGAGGCACTGCGCAGTGGGCACGGCCGCCAACCCGGCAGACGCCGGCTACACGCTGCGCATCATCTCGAGCCCGTGAGGAGCCGCCCCATGACGAAGCGATTCCTCGCCATCCTCGCGTGCCTCGTCATGGGGCTGCCGCTCCCCGCCCAGGCGCGCCCCACGACGGACCCGGCGCTCATGCTGCTCAACGGTGTGCCGGTGAAGCTGGGCACCATCACCACCGCCGGCGCATCGACGACGAACGCCACCACCGCCAGCGCCTTCACCGTCACCGGTGGCTCGGTGCTGATGGTGACGTGCGACGCCGCGGCCGTCTTCACCGTCGGAAGCTCGGCCTCGACGACGTACACCAACGCGGCCTTCGGGACGGTGATGGCGACCGGCGTCCCGCGCTTCTTCATCCTGCGCGACAGCGACACCACCATCGCTGTGGCGGCGAGCGCGGCGGTCAACTGTGCAGTCCACGTGATGAGGTGACTCGTGTCGTCGAGCGTCTTCGGCCTCACCGCTGACTCGGTGCGCAAGCACCACTTCCCGCACGCCGACGCGTGGACGAGCAGCTCGCGTCCTTCCGAGGCGACGGTGACGGAGATCATCTCCGAGGAGGCGGCGCACATGGCCGGGGCGCTCGCGCTCGAGCTCGTCGACGCATCCGCCATCACCACCAACAGCGACGCCTACAACGCGTGCAGGCGCATCCTTCGACAGCAGGTGGCGGCGAAGCTGGCGCGCATCATCCCCGGCGTGGACTCGGAGCTGGCGCAGCGGTGGGACGAGGCGGTGGCCGACTGGTACCAGAAGCTGGACGAGGGCGGAGCCAGCTTTCTCGGCTCCGGCGCCACGGCGACGGGTACCTCCGACGCCGACGGCCCGACGTCGCACGTCACCGTCTTCGGGCTGACGAAGGACACCGGCGACAGGATGTCGGACCCGACGGCCGGCAAGCTGCGCATGGACGACAACATGTGAGGCCCACACCATGAGCGTCTTCGCGATCCAGGTGGAGTACCAGCTCGGCGGCGGCAGCCGCGAGCCGACGCTGACGCGGCTGACGGCGGCCTTCGAGCGCGCGGGCGTCGAGGTGGCCGACGTGGCGAAGCACGTCTTCCCGAAGCTCGTGGGCGTGCTCGAGGCGGGCGTCGCGCGGCAATTCGAGACGCAGGGGAGTGGCCCCGAGATGGGCTCGTGGGCGCCGCTCAGCCAGAGCTACGCGGCGTGGAAGGCGAAGCACTACCCGGGCGCGCCCATCCTCGTGCGCAAGGGCAAGCTGCGCGCGGCCCTCACCGACAGCAGCGCGCCGGGCGCGAAGCGCGACATCTCCGGCGAGTCGCTCACCTTCGGCACCTCGGGCATCCCCTACGCGAGCGCGCACCAGACGGGCAGCGTGGCCGGGCACCTCACCGCGGGCAACCTCCCGGCCCGGCCCGTCTTCGACTTCGGCGGCGACTTCGAGAAGGAGATGTCCGCCGCGGCGATGGCCGGCGTGCGCGAGGCGGTGCGCGAGGGCAGCGACGGGCTGCTCGACTTCGACGGCGACACCTTCGAGGGGCTGCCGGTGCAGAGCGGCGCGCGCGGGGGACGCTACGTCGAGAGCGGCGGCGAGCGCACGTACCTCAAGAAGACGAAAAGCGGCGAGGTGGTGAAGCGCCGCTTCGGAGGTCGCCGATGAGCATCGTCAGCAGCCCACCGCCAGACGCCAGCTCCACCGCGCGCGGCCTCGTCTCGACGCTCGCGCAGACGTGGGCCGGCGTGAAGACCTTCGCATCGCTGATCATCGCGAGCGCGGGCATCCAGGTGGCGAGCCTCTTCAACTCGAACGGCACTGGCGCGGGCGACGTCTGTGTGAAGGTCGGCACGTCGGCGACCGCGCACGCCAACGCGAAGCTGGTCTCGGTGCGCGAGCAGATCGGCGGCGGCGGCGAAGCCGAGATCGCCTACTTCCAGAAGACGCTCGGGCTCGTGGTCGGCTCTTCGCAAGTGCAGCCGAGCGGGCTCGGCTACTTCCCGATCGCGACGTACAGCAACCAGTTCCGCCCCGCGTCGGCGAACGCTCCAGCCCAGGTGAACGACTCCTTCGGCGGCAACATGACCGGCGCGAGCGACATCGCGACGAAGCTCGGCACCACCACCGCCGACGCGTCGGTCAACTCGGCTGCGAAGCTGCTCAGCGTGCGCACCGGCCTCGGCGGAACGGAGGTCGAGAAGGCCTACGTCATGAAGGACGGTTCCGCCAACTTCGGCGGCGCCATCACGTTCAACCGGTTCCTGATCGACTCGGGCGTATCCGGGTTTCCTTTCGAGCTACGCAGTCAGGGTGCGGTGGGATTTCAGAGCGAGACCCTGGGCACCGTTCCTGATGGCTCACGCCTGTGGGACTTCAGGAATTTCGGGACGGTCGTGGCGAGTGTTCGAGGCTCTGGGCGCATCGACCAGTCGGGCACCGACTCGAGCGGCACGCCCGGGGCGGCGATCATCAACAAGCCCAAGGGCATCTCGGCCATCGCCGCCGGAGCGTCGTCCGTCGTCATCACGAACTCTCTCGTTACCGCCGCGAGCCACATCACCATCACGCCGTACTCGCGCGACGCGACGTGCAAGGAGTTGAAGGTCACTCCGGCAGCTGGCTCCTTCACCGTCGACGGCAGCGCAAACGCGACAGCCGCCGTCAAGTTCAGCTGGGAAGTCAGCAGCCTCCTCTGAGGAGAAGCCCATGGGCATCCGCGCCACCGCAAAGCAGGACCTGCAGAACATCTTCGACGCCTTCAAGCTCGCGAACGCGCCGACCCGAGCGCAGAAGCGGAAGTACATGGCGGCCATCGTCGAGTTCGGACAGGCGTACCTCGCCGACTTCGACGCGCAGGACAACGCTGCGCCTGCGGGCTTCGCGGCCTCGCGACAGGCGCAGTTCAACACGTACCTCGACGGGCTCGCGGAGCCACAGCTGCCGGCCGTCAACCCTGCGGACTAGCCATGGCCGACAAGCGCGCCGTCATCGTCGTCGACTCCTCCGGGGCCCCGCTCACCAGCGGCACGCCCGGGGTGCAGGCCTTCGACGCGGTGACGGGCGCTGCTCGCGCTGCGCCGCCCGTCGCGCACGTCGCAGCCGCGCCCGGCACCTGGCGCGTGACGCCCACCACCGCCGACGAGGACGCCGGCACCGTCGTGCTGGTCGACTTCGGCGCGGGGGCGCTGCCGCGCTTCGTCGCCTTCGCGTGCTTCAAGGCCGACGGGAGCAACCAGTTCTGGGCCGTCCCCGTCGTGGGCGCCGACGGCGCGCCGTGGGCCGGAGCTGCGCCGACGTGGGCGGGCTACACGGGCACCACGCCTCCGTCGCTGACGGCCGTGCCCGGAGCGGCCACCGCGCTCTACGTCGCGCGGCCCAGCTCCGCCGACGTCGCCGCCGACGTCACCGGGCGCATCGACGGGCCCGCGGGCTCGAGCCAGCCCTACTGGGTGGTGGACACGGAGCCGCTCGTCAGCACTTCCGGCAACGTGGCGCCCTCGCCGGGCGTGGCCCCCGACGCGCTCGTCGTCCAGGCGCTGCGCGAGTACCTGCTGCGCTACCTGCCGGCGAAGGTGGCGCAGATCAACGCGCTGCGGCCGGCGGTGCTGAAGTCCGCGCTCGCCGAGCCGTACACCGTGCCGAGCGGCGCCGTGCTGCAGCTCTCCGCGGCGGGCCACGAGGCGGCGCCCACGGCCGTGCCCCTCACCGCGGGCGTGCGGACGTCGGCACAGCTGGTGGCCGACGTTGCGGCCGTCGCGCCCGAGGGCCTCACGGCGAGCACCGACGAGGCCGGCCGCTTCACCCTCACTGCCACCGCGGCGCCTGCCGAGGGTGCGCCGTCCGTCGTCGTGGTGGCGCGCGACACCGACGGCGCCGCGGCCACCGGGAGCAACGCCGCGCTCGGCTGGGCCGACGGCGGCGAGCACGTCGAGGTGCCTGCGCTCGTCGCGCCGTCGTGGCGCGGCATCGTCGACGGGCGGCCCCTTACCGTACCCGACATGGGCCAGGGCTTCTGGGTGCTGCTGGGCAACCGCACGGTGCGGCCCACGCACCCGGGCATCCGTCGCGACACGTGGCTCGTCAGCTTCGCCGTCGAGGTGTGGCGCCCCTTCTCGTCGCACGTGCACCGCAGCCGCGAGGCCATCTCGAGCTGCGTGCGCGCCGTGCGCGAGCTGCTCGAGTCGGGCGACGGGCGCTACCTCGGCCGTCAGGGCGCGGGGGACATCCAACTCGTCACCGTCGCCGACGTCGCCATCAACGGCAATCCGCTCTCATTCGAGGAGACGCCCGGCGTCTTCTTCGACCTCGCACGCTTCACCCTCAACGTCCGCGTCTTCCAGCGGCCCGACTGAAAGGAAGCAACTGTGTCCGCCAACCCCGTCAACGCCTGGGACCTCCTCGTTCTCGCCGCCACCGAGTCGACGCTGGGCACCACGCCCACGCCGGCCAGCACCGCGGCCTACGCGGCGCTCGCCATCGAGGCCATCAACTGCAGCCTCGGCCCCGCGGAGGTCGGCGTCATCCGCCCGAAGCAGGACCGCGCGCTGGGCCGCGGGATGCAGAGCGGCTGGGTTGAGGGGCGCGTGCAGCCCATCGAGTGGAGCCTCGACACGTCGCTGAAGTCGCGCGCGGCCATCGACACCGCGCCGCACCTGCTTGCGCTCTTCAAGGCGGCCGGCCTCAAGGTGACGACGAACGCCTCGACGAACGTCACCATCACCCCGAGCACCACGCCCATCGAGAGCGGAGACTTCGCCGGCGTCTCGCTGACGCGCTTCGAGGGACAGGGGCTCGCGTGCCACCTCGCTGAGACGCTGCGCGGCTGCGTCACGAGGGCCATCCGTCTCGAGGGCGCCGGAAGCGAGCTGCTGGCGAAGCTCTCCGGCGTGGGCATCGGCAAGTCGACGAGCTCGACGACGCAGGCAGGCGTGCAGGGGAGGCTCGACAGCATCACCCTCGGCACCGTGGGGGCGACCTCGCTCACCATCACCGCCGAGGAGTCGTACCGGCTCGGGCTGGGCTACTACCTGTGCGAGTCGGAGATCATCCAGGTGACGGCCTGCACGCCGGGCGGAACCTCGGCCACCATCGCGCGCGGCGCGCTGGGCAGCACCGCGGCGACGCACACCTCCCAGCCGCTCGTGCCGTACCGCCCGCCGTCGCCCAGCTTCACCGGCTCGCCCATCGCGGAGGCCGTCTCGACGGTGACGCTCGGCGGCGTGTCGCTGCGCTGCCGCAGCTGGAGCGTCGACATCACCACCGGCATGGACCTCCTCGAGCCCGAGACGGGGAGCAAGTTCAGCCAGGGCGCGAAGTACACGCGCTACGACGTGAAGGCTCGGATGCAGCTGGTGCTCTCGGGAGACCAGGTCTCGCTGCTCGGCAAGGTGACGGCGCGGCCGAACGTCGCGCTGGCCCTCGTGCAGGGCACCGGCACCGGAGGCATCGTCACCTTCAACGCGCCGTACTGCGAGGTGATGCCCTTCACCGTTCCCGACACCGCGAGCGACATCGCAGTCGTCGACGTGGAGCTGCGCGTTCGGGACAACGGCACCTCCGACGCCTTCTCGCTCGTCCTCACCTGAGAGGAGCCGCCACCATGGCTACCCTGAAGAGCCGCATCCGCTGGAAGAAGTGGGCCCCGGACCTCGGGGAGAATCGAACGCTCGAGGGCGGCCCAGCGCTGTACCTCGAGCTGGCGACGGACCTCACCGCGCAGCAACTCGACGAGGTGGGCGAGACGCTGACGGCGGCGGGCGAGTTCGTCAGGACGCGCGATGAGTTGGTGGCGGCGATGCGCACGCGCTTCTCTGCGGCGCTGGGTCCGTACGTGCGTGTGCATGCCGGGCCGCACACCGTCGACGGCCTGCCGCTCGCCACCTTCGACGACTACCTGTCGCTGGTGACGCAGACCGCGGGGCTGGGTGCGGCGCAGCTCCGCGAGCTCCACGCGGCGCTCGTGAGCTTCAACTCGGTGACGGGACCCGACGAGCTTTTCTCGCTGCCGCGCTCTGGTGGGGTGCGTACTACGGACGCCCGGAGCAACGACGCGGCGGGAAGCCCGACGGACAGCCCCTGACGTGGGAAGGAGACCAGGCCGTGGGCTTCTTCGGCTTCACCGTGCGGCGCGACAAGGCGGGCAAGCCGACGGGGCTCGACCCACGGCACCGCGGCGTCGTGGACATCGACGAGGCGCACCGCGAGATGGCCGACGTGCTGGCGGTGTGGCGCTCGGTCTCGCTGTGGGGTGACGCGCCGCCCTTCTCGGGTGGCGTCTGGGACGCGTGGCCAAAGCGTCTCGCGGAGGGAGTGGCCTTCCTGCGCAGCGAGGCGCGGGCGGTGATGGCGTACCTGCAGCACGAGGAGGCAACGTGAGCGACATCAACCTCCGCATCAACGGCGACTCGAGCGGCGCACAGGCGGCGTTCCGCGAGGCGGGCGGCGCTGTCGGCGAGTTCGGCGACGACGTGGGCGCGGCCGTCGTGAAGTGGCAGGAGCTCGCCAACGTCGCGAAGAAGGCGACCGAGCTGGTGGTGCGCTTCGGCATCGACGCGGTGAAGGCCTACGCCGAGTCCGAGCGCGTGCAGAAGCAGCTGATCCGCGCCGCCGGCGACTACGCCGACGCCCTGGGCGAGCAGGCGGACGCGCTCTCGCGGAAGTACGCCGTCGACGACGACATCATCAAGCAGTCGCAGGTGCTGCTGACGCAGTGGGGTGGCGTCGGTGCGGCCAGCGAGGACGCGACGAAGGCCATTCTGAACTACGCCGCGGCGACCGGGCAGGACGCCGTGAGCGCCACGACGGACCTCATCCGCAACGTCGAGTCTGGCGGGGTGGGGCTCGCGAAGATGGGCGTCCACTTCACGGCCACCGGCCAGAAGGGGCACGATCTCGCGGCGGCCATCGGCGCCATCAACGCGAAGTTCGGCGGGGCCGCGGCAGCCGACGCCGACTCGCTCATCGGCCAGACGCACGCCGCGCAGCTCGCCTTCGAGGACCTGCAGAAGAACCTCGGCGGCGCCATCGCGGAGATGGTGCGCGCGACGGGCATCGTCCCGAAGCTGACGGCGGAGATCCGCTCCCTCACCGACACGCTCTTCACGCCGACCGCGCAGAAGCAGGCTGAGTCACAGGACTTCATCGCGCAGCAGGTGAAGTACTGGGAGGACATCACCGCCGGCAACGTCGTCGGGTACAAGGACTTCGCGACGAAGACGCAGTTCACCTTCGAGGAGGCACAGGCCGAGCTCGCGAAGTGGCGCGCCAAGCTGCGCCCGAGCGACTTCAACGCGGCCTTCGACGGCGCCACCGCGCCGGCCGTCACCGGCACCACCAACCACGGCCTGAAGACCGCCGGTCCGCCCATCACGATGAAGGGTGAGTACGTGCAGGAGGAGACGAAGCAACTCTCCGACGCGATGGCCGAGCAGTCGGCCGCTCTCCAGAGGCTGCAGGAGGAGCAGGACAAGGCGCTCGCCGACCAGATCGCCCAGTCGCGAGAGGAGGCGGCACGGGCGCGCTCGCTGGCTGAGGAGGGTGAGCTGCGCTCCGTCTCGGCGTCGTACGACCAGCAGCGGAAGCTGATGCAGGACCACCTCCGCAACATCCAGGCGCAGGAACAGGCGTGGGCGCAGGCTGGCGACTCCATCGGTGCCGCGCTGGTGAACAACATCTCGAGCCAACTCCAGCGCCTGATGGCAGGCGAGGACATGGACGCCGGCGAGATGATGGCGAGCATCATCGCCGACGTGCTCGCGGTTGCCGGGCAGATCATCGGCGGCGTCGTCGGAGGCTACGCGGGCAACGCCCAGCTCGGCGCGGCCGTGGGCGGCGCCGTGGGCGGACTCGCCGGCTCCGGCGTGAAGGCCCTCGCTCGGTCGACGAAGAAGGCGCGCACCTACCACGAAGGCGGCTGGGTCGGAGATGAGGTGGACGTGCCGCGGTACCACGCCGGCGCGTGGATCGGCGCCGACGAGCAGCGCGCCATCCTCCAGACCGGCGAGCGCGTGCTGTCGCGGCAGGAGGTGGGGGCGATGGGCGGCCCGGCCGGTGTCGACGCGGCAGCTCGAGGCGTGCAGCCGATGCAGATCACCGTGCAGACCATCGACGCCATCGGCGTGCGCGCCTTCTTCGAGAACGACGGTGGGCGCGGCTTCTTCAACGCGCTCCGCACCGGTCGCGGCTCGCTGGCTCCCGTCTTCGGAGGTGGATGATGGCGTACGGCTGGACCACCACCAACGCGCTCGCGTCGCTCGCGGCGTCCGCGATGACGTGGACGGCCGGTCCCGCGGACGACACCCGGCTCTACCTGCGCGATCGCCGCATGGGGAAGCAGTACGTCTGCACCGCGGCCAGTTCCGGCAACGAGTTCACCTTCGATCTCGGCAGCGCCCAGGCACTGAAGGGCATCGCGCTCCTCAACCACAACCTCGCCAGCTTCGGAGGCACCGTGACGTGCCAGGTGCTGGCGGCCGACGACAGCGGCTTCACCACCAACCTCGTCACCGCCAAGAACGTCACCACGCTCGACTTCACGCGGCCGCACGAGAAGGACTTCGTGGTGCAGTTCGCTTCGGTGACGCGGCGCTGGTGGAAGATGTTGCTGACGTGGACCGGCACGAAGACGCTCAAGGTGGGCGAGGTGTTCGCCTACTCGTCCGTCACCACGCTCTCGCGGCGCGACATCTACGGGAAGTCGGGCGAGACGCGGGAGATCCGCACCGTCGACGTCGAGTCCGACTCGCTCGAGCGCACCTCGTACCTGCTCGCGGGCCCGCGGCGCTCGAAGCGGCTCAGCTTCAGCGACCTCTCGGAGAGCGAGCGGCAGGAACTCGAGGCACTCTTTGAGTCGTCGGTCGGACCCGTCAACCCGGTCCTCTTCGTCACCGACGTGAACGAGACGGCGACGGCCTCGTCGGCCTCCGAGCAGGACGTGCTCTTCGCGAAGCTCGACCTAGACACCTTCGCCTACGACTTCACCGACTTCGGCAGGTACAAGCCGCCAGACTTCGTGCTGCGCAACCTGGCGCGCGAGGTGGGCGCGTGAGCACCTTCGCCGAGCTGGCCGCGCGCAACAGCGGAGTGGGCGTGGCGTACCTGCTTGAGGGCAGCACGGACCTCTTCGTCACCACGCCCTACCTCTACTCGACGCACGACGGCCGCTTCGGCGGCAGCACCGCGTACGATCCGCGCATCGTCGGCATGGGCGATCTCCAGCGCGGCTTCGGCGTCGACGGCGTGCTGGCGTCGTCTACCGTCTCGGTCGAGCTCGCCAACACGGACGGCGGCGCCGACTTCCTCATCACCACCGCAACGGTGCTCTTCAAGGTGCGCTGGCGCCTGAAGATCGCCCTCTACGACGTGGCCAGCCCGAGCGACCTCGCGACCAAGGTGCTCGGCGTCTTCGTCAACCTCGACAACCCACGCCGCGAGGCAGGGAAGGTGTTGCTCTCGCTCGCCGATGACGCCTTCGGGCAGGCGGCAGAGCTGGCCATTCCGCCCACGTGGGGCGAGGCGGACGCCGGAGCCGTCGACACAGCGACGACTGAGCCACCCGTCCCGGTGGCGATGGGCGGCGGCACCATCCCGGCCATCGTCACGCCGTACCTGGCGACCGACACCACCGTGAAGCTCGCGCTCTGCGCCACGACCGACACCGGCGCAGCCGATCAGGACGAGGTGACGCTGCTGACGCTGAGCGGCGGGCCACTCAACTTCGGCGATCGCGGAGACTCGTGGGACTTGGCGCGTGAGATGCGCGTCACCAACGCGACGCCACCCGGGAGCACCCTCTACCCCCTCTGGAGCGTCGCGCGCACTGGCTCGATCACGAAGGACGGGCGGACCTGGAAGGTGATCTACGTCACCCTCTACACGCAAAACCTCCTCGACTACCTGTCGGCGATGGGGTTCCTCGCCCAGACGACCATCACCAGCACGCTCGGAACGGCCTACGTCAACGTGGGTCTCGAGTACTTCATGAGCGAGGTGCTGCCGACGCTGACGATCACCGCCACCGGCCCGCGCTGGAGCTCGCGCACGTACGCAGGAAGCCTCTCCGGCATCGCCACCATCCGCGGCCCTGACATCGCCTACGACCTGCTGCGGTACTACTCGCGCGGGCTCACCTCGGGACAGGTCGACCAGGCCAGTTTCACCGCAGCCGCATCAGCTGCGCCCCTCTACGGCTTCAAGGCGCGCTGGTACTTCTCGCAGTTCACCACCAACACGCTCGCCATCGCCGGCGGCAGCGGCATCGGCAGAACGCGCGACGCGGTGGCGACCACGACGAAGGGGGAACTACTCAAGGCGCTCAGCGCGCTCTGCCAGGGCGGCCTCTTCGACATCGTGACGGACTGGGACGGCGTCTTCACCGCGCACGTGCTGGCGAACAGCTTCGATCTGCAGACGACGACTCCGACGCCCGTCGACGAGACGCTGATGCGGAACGTCACCGACTGCGTGCCGTCCGCCGGGGAGCGCTGGGCGCCCTACAACCGCCTCATCATGCGGAGCAACGGGCGCGTCTACGACAACCTCTCCGCCATCTCCTCGTGGGGCGTCGTCCTCTCGCGCACGCTCGACGACTCGGCCGTCGAAGTTGATCCGCTGCTAGCCGGTGCCGACTTCGGCATCGGTGCCTTCGGTGGCATCGGCATCTTCGAGTCCGTGGTGCGCCCCATCATCAGCTTCGACACCACGCTCGAGGCGCTCAACTGGGAGCTCGGCGACTTCATCTCCGTGACGTGGAGCCGCGGTGCAAGCGGCCTCGCCGCGTACTCGGCCACGGTGTTCCGCATCGAGTCGATGACGCTGCACCCGAAGTCGTGCGCCATCTCGGTCCGCGCGGTGTGGATCGACGACCTCGCCGACACCCTTCCGTACCTCCTCGACGACGAGACGCTGCTGGTGCGCACGAAGCCGCTGGCGGCATCGATGGTCATCTGGAACGACGCAGGTGGGCTTTATGCGTCGAGCTCCGGGGGCGCGGTCAACTTCACGACGATGGGCGTGCAGCCCGGAGACATCCTCGTGCTGCGCGACTCGACACAGGCGGCCGACGAGTTCTCGCGCAACCGAGCCATCCGCGTCACGGTTTTCGACGACGACTACACGCTGATCCTCGAGAACTCGGACACCAGCGGCTTTCCTGCGCTGCCGTCGACCGCGACCATCATCAACGCGGACTGGTCCATCGTGCGCGGCGCGACGACGTACCACACGGCCGTCAGCGATCCGACCAACTACCCGAGCGGCGGACGCATGTACGGCAAGCTGTCGGAGTCGGGGACGTTCAGCGACTCCACCACCGCCAACGTCCTGCAGGCAGGGTGACGCGATGCCGTTCCTCTCTCTCCTCGCGAAGGTGCGGAAGGACCCAATGGGGCCCGCGACGATGCGGCTCCTGAAGAGCAACGCCGACTGGGCGCGCACCGCCGTCACCATCGAGCACATGACGACGGGCGAGCACAACGCGCGCGAGGTGCCGCGCGTGGTGCGGCGCATCAGCGGCACCACCGTCTCTCCGGCGAGCACCGACATCACCAGCGTCACCAACCCGGCGACCGGGACGTACGTGCTGACGCTCGCGACGAGCCGCTTCAGCCCCGACTGGATGACGGCGCAGATCAACGTCTGCGACTCCGACGTCGCGAACAAGCCGTACAGCGCCCACTACGAGGTGGTCTCGGCGACAGAGCTGCGCGTGTACATCAAGAAGCTCTCGAGCGCGCTCGGCTACGAGCCAGCCGGCAATACGTGGGTCGCCGCCAACGCGGCCTTCGACATCGCCATCCACAGCGAGACGCTCGCGACCGGCAGCTTCGCCAACGCGCTCCCCTCCAGCATCTTCGGAGATCCGCTCAAGCCGACCAGGTGGAACGCGTTGGTGCAGGCCTCGGCCGACCTCTACAAGCTGATGGACGCGGAGCACGACACGGACGGCACGCACACGACGCGGCAGGTGGCGGCATACTCCGGGATGTGGCGCTACAACGGCTCGTCCGTCTCGCTCGACGCCGGGACTGCTGTGGATCTCTCGGTGTCGCGCTCGAGCGCCGGCGTCTACGCGGTCAGCTCGGTCAAGACGCTCACGACGGAGACCCACGGCTTCCTCGCACCCGACACGCCGCGGAGCAACGGGGGCGACGGGCTCGAGGTCTTCCTGATGCACTGCCGCCAGACGTCGACCACGGCCTTCACCGTCTACGTCTACAAGTTCAACCGCGCCACGAAGGTATGGGACAGGGCTGACGGTGACTTCTGGCTCGCGCTGCACAAGGGGTACTGAATGAGCTACGCGAAGCTGCCGAAGGGGACGACGGACTACTCCGCTGGCTTCCAGTCCGTGAATCAGCTGGCCGACAACTTCGCCCAGGTGCTGACGATGGTGACGGGCGAGCACGGCGAGCGCGAGCCCACCATCAGCCCGTTCGGCGTCCTCACCTTCCCGCGCAGCATCGAGGCGCTCGGCCACCACAGCACGCCGAAGGTGCCGCGCGCGGTGGTGAGAGTGACGCCGGTCACCTCGAGCTTCACCGTGACGGGCGTCGGTGGCATCGTCGCGCAGCCGGTGGTGCGCAGCGTCGCGCGCATCTCAACCGGGGTGTACTTCATCGCACTCGCGGACTTGGTGGACTTCTACGCGGTGTGCACGCCGGAGGGCACGTCGTCGACGGCGATGCGCCTCGTCACGCCTCGCAGCGGGTTCGGCGGCGCCGGCGGCTGGGTCGGCGTCCTCGCCGAGTGCTACCAGGACACGGGGACCGACATCGCGCTCGCCGACTTCGCCTTCTCCGCGCACATCTACGGCACGACGGCGTAGGCGACGCTGCACTCCGCGCGCACCGCGCCCTGCACGGAGTCGACGATGCGCAGGCGCTCGACGGCGTGAAGGCCGGGCGCGACGTCGCGGAGCTCGACCGCGCCGGTGTTGGCGACGGTGCCGCGGTGGTCGATCAGCACGCACTCGAGCCGCACGCGGCGGAAGGCCCTGCCGCTGTCATTGGTGTAGTCGAGCACGATGGTCGACGAGGCCGGCGTCTGGAAGGTGTCCAGCACCGCGAGCCTCCCGACCTCGCCAGGCAGCGAGACCGGCAGCTTGAGCGGCTCGCCCGGCGTGGGCGTCGTCGCGCCACCGCCAGCGCCATGGACACAGCCAGAGACGAAGAGCACCGCCACCGCCATGAGGATTCGCATACCCAAACGGTACCGGCTGACCCACCGCCACGCCACTGCACGGACGTTCATGGTGTAGCCCCGTGAATTCGCATCGCAGCACCGTGACTCCTCGTGAGCGACACAGCGCCCGCCCGAGCCGAGCAGTCGACAAGCGGTGTAGCCCGTAACACGTACGCCAGCGCACCGTCTCTCCTCGTGAGCGACACCACCGCCCGAACTGAGATCGAGCAGTCGATTCCACCCGAGCGCCGCAAGGAGCTCCTCACCGTGGTTCGCGAGTGGGCCGCCGTCACCATCACCGTGATGGTGTTGCTCGGCGGCTTCGCCGGCTTCGTGCTGCAGAGCGCGCACGCGCAGACGGTCGACGCCATCGCCGCGGCGAAGGCCGACGCCGGCGCCCAGGTGAAGCGCCTCGACACCGTGGAGGCCTCGCTGGAGCGGCACATCACCGAGGAGTCGGCCGCGCGCGAAGCCATCTCGCGCAAGCTCGAGGCGGCCGAGGAGAGGAACGCTCGGCGCTTCGAGGCGCTGTACAACGCGGTGCTCGAGCGACGGCCGCAGCCGGGCGCCGAGGAGCTGACCAAGCCGGCGCGGGACGGGGGCGGCCAGTGAAGCTCGATGGCCTGAAGGTGGTGCTCGCGTGAAGCCCTTCCCCCTCGGCCTCGACCCGCCCGGCGCGCGCCTGCACACCTCGACGAAGGCCGACCGCTCGCCCGAGCTGCTCATGGCCATCCTCGCCGAGCACCAGTTCCGTGGGCACTCGCGGTACGCGCGCCGCGACGTGACGGGCGACGGCCGCCCCGAGACGTTCTGCAACGTGCACACGGCCGACGTCGCCGAGGCGATGGGCGTGTTGCTGCCCCGCGCCCGGGCGAACGAGCAGATTCTCTGGCTCACCACGCACGGCATCGCCGAGGGCTGGGAGCAGGTGCCGGAGCACGCGGCGCAGGCGTGTGCGGACCAGGGGATGCTCGTCGTCGCGTGCTGGTTCAACCGCAACGGCGGGCCGGGCCACGTGTGTCCGCTCGAGCCGTCGATGGGCGAGCCGGGCACGTGGTGCAGCAACGTCGGCGCGCTCAACTTTCTCCGCGGGACGGTCCGTCAGGCGTTCGGCGACCTGCCCGTGACGTACTTCGTCCACCCGTAGTCCCGAGGTCCACATGAAGCTCCTCTCGCTGCTCGCGCTGTCCCTCTGCCTCTCCCTCCCCGCGGCCGCGGCGCCGCCTCCCGACGTGCTCGACAAGCTGGTGCTCGCCGCCGGCTCGCCCGCGCCCAGCTTCGCGCTCGCCCAGGCGCCCGACGCGCCTCCCGACCCGAGCATCGCGGGCGTGCCCTCGCTCGAGCAGTCGCCGCTGCAGTTCGCAGCCGTCGCCGTGCAGCTCGCGCAGAAGGGACAGTGGGGCGCCTTCGCCTTCGTGCTGCTCTTCGCCGCCGTGTGGCTCGTGCGCAAGTTCGCCAGCAAGCTGCCCGACGGGAAGGTGAAGGAAACGCTCCTCAGCAAGTGGGGCGGGTGGACGCTCAACCTCCTCTTCGCGCTCGCAGCTGGCGTCGCCGGGCTGCTCCTCGTCGGCGGGCCTGTCTCGGTGCTGCCGGTGATGGGCATCGTCGGCTCGGCAGTGACCTACGCCTTCGCCGCCGCCGGTATGGTGGAGATGAAGAAAGACCTGCTAGCCCAGGGCGACACCGCGGCCGGCGCCATCGCTACGAAAGCCGACGCGGTGGCCGAGCTCACGAAGGGCCCGCCCGCGCCGTGAAGCTCGCCGACCTCGATCCCGGCTTCATCACGCGCCATGGGACCGGCGAGCGGCTGGGCGTTCACTTCCTCTGCCCGAAGTGTCGCGTTCAGCAGCTGTACATCCCGACCAACGACCCCGAGGCCCGCGTGAACTGGGGCGTGTCCGGCGAGTTGGCGGACCTCACCCTGACGCCGTCCGTCGACGCGCGTCACGTCAACGGCGGCGTCGACGGAGAGCCCCGCGTCGAGTGCCACTGGCACGGGTGGGTCCGCAACGGCGAGGCCATCACGTGCTGAAGCTCGCTGCCCTGCTCGCGCTCGCGCTCGTGCCGTCGGGAGGGGCGGTGCGAGACGAGTCGACGGACGCGCCGCGGGCGCTCTCGGTGCGGCACGGGCTGCTCGAGCTCGACGACGGCGGGGTGCGCTATGTCGACGGCGGCGTGTGGCTCTCAGACGCCGCGGCCCTCGACGCGGCGCGAGCTCGGGCGCGGGCGGAGGCGCTCGACAGAGCCCTGCGGGAGGCGCCGCCCGAGCAGCAGGGTGTCTCGCCGGCGGCGGTGAGCGTCGTGGTGGCGCTCGTAGCCGCGGCGTGCTTCGCCCTGGGCAAGCTGGCGCGGTAGGCAGGCAGCACGCAGTCCCCCGGACACCTCGGCCCCGCGCGTCAGCTCGAGCGCGGGGCTTCTTCGTGCCCG